TTATAGCTATGGGACAGGGCAACCTATGGGTTGTCTTTCATCTTGGGCAATGCTCGCGATTACTCACCATCTCATTGTACAAACTTGTGCTTACCGTGTTTACGGTAGTAGCAATTGGTTTGACAAATATGAGATATTAGGTGATGACTTGGTAATATTCGACCGTAAAATATACGAAGAGTATATTTTACTGATGGCCGACCTCAAGGTTGGTGTAAACCCTTCGAAATCTTTAATTTCTGACTCATTGAATTCATTTGAATTCGCAAAGAGAACAGGACTTGAAGGTGTTGATGTTTCAGGTATTAGCTGGAAACAGTTACTTACGGAGACATCAGTTGTAGGAAGAACAAATTTTGCTCTTTCTATGATGAAGAAAGGATTTATTACTAATCCATCTATTGCTGTTAAAGCTATAGTGGATAGCCATTATATTCATTTCCAAGATATTTTTAAAGATTCATCTTTAAGAATACTCGTTGAAAATGCATGTATAGGTATACTAGGTTCTTTTGTTAATAAACAGAAGATAACGCTAGCAGCTGCAGTTAGTCTCTTGATTGATCCTCAAATTGAGGCAGATGAATTAGATTCAGAAAATCTAAGACCTCCATTATTCAAGTCATTGCAGATGATGTTTGAAGTTTTAAACTTCGAAGGGAAAAAGGAAGATTTTAAATCTAAAATTATATCTAAATATGATTCTAGAGTTAAAATGGCTAAGGTTGAAGTCGTTCGTTTTATGTTCGACGATATGATGAGAGAAGCTTATTCTCGTATCTTACTCTTTGAGAAAGATTATGATAATAAACTACTCATCCATGCAAAATCTCTAATTACTGAGAAATCGTATGAACGTCTAAATAAAGTTGAACGAGCCCAATTGGTGAGTTTCGCGGAGGCTACCTTATTGAAAGATAGGGACCCATCAGCATTAGCTGATGAAATTAAGAATATTCTTCTTAAAGAACGTGACCTCGTACCAATGGATACAGCCTTAAAATATTCCATGAAAGTGGATAATTTTATAAGTTCTCTTGACGTTACTCCAGTTAAGAGATCAGCCAAACCTTCCGAATTACCGAGATTGATAGTTGATGCTGCAAATACAGGTAGAATCAAAGGAACTCCTTATTGGGAGACTCTTAATTCGAACGCGAAATCGTTAACATAGATACGTAATCTATACAAACAATTTTGGTCCTGCATCCGAAAGCAACAGTGAGTGAACCGTTTCGACAGTTTACTTATCGTTGTGATAAGTCTGGGATCCTTTAATGGTGAAACTTCCTCTATGAGGATGTTCGATCAAAATTGGATCGATAATTTTAATCGTTTATGCTTTTACGCATTCACAAATAAAATACTCGAAGAGCGGGTGACTCTCGTTTTAACTATTCTTCTAGTAATAGAAGGATGGAAAGAATCTCTTTCACCTGAGTTAGGTCTGTGAGACTATAATTTTCATCCATGTGGTGAAAGTTAGACCGTGTC